AGGAGTACTCATCCCACGCTCGCGCAGCCAATTCTCGAACCACTCGCGGACAACGGGGCCAAGAGTCCTACCATCATACGGCCCTTTATTATCCCCTGGCTCATAGCATCGATTGCCCGCACACGCGGGACAAATGGAACATGGTACATCGGTGCAAGAGCCCTTTCGTAATATTATTTTTACAGCTTGGATTTCCGTCATCTCGTCCCTCCCAATTCATATCCGAGTTCTTCCAGTTTTTCCCGGACTACCTTGTGAATGTATGTCCCGACTCCTCTGCCATTTGTTGAGGAAAGCTCGCCCTCCTTTATCGCCTTCTCCTCTGGTCCAGTGAGCGTGACAGTTATTCGCAATCCGGGGGTTTCAGGTTCAGGTTTTCTAGCCATGCCTCTACCTTAATCCCGATATCCAGGATTGTAAACATCAAAAGCATCATTGACAGCGTAAATATATGTGTATTATATTTCATACAGGAGGTCCGACATGCAGACTGAACTGTTTGATCCCAAGCCCGCGGTTCGGGCTCCGTTCGATGTTTCTGTTTATGCGAGTGAGTTCGCGCATACTCTGTATGATTTAGATGGACAAGCCTCGGTGGAGAACTTATACTTCCGAGTTGAGTTGTACACGAGAGAGCTTCTCGCCCAGGTGGGCGTGAAGTAATTTTCTCATGGAGGATCATGCCGCCCGTTTTCTGAAAGGCGAATCCGGGTCTGCCTTCAACATCCCGGCCAACTAAGCCAATCCAGGGCACACCTGGGAAAGGCGATGCAGGCATTCACCGATGGCCCTTCGCTACCTTTCAAGGAAACAGACATGGAAGTAGCTACCCGGCCGTGTAAGCCAAGATCATCCATCAGGGCGTAAAACCCTTCAAGGGCAGCGTGACTGCCCGATGCCAAGGGCATCAACAAAGCGGCCGGCTCCAGATAGCCGGCCGTTCTTTTTTCCTTGCGTTCTGCGAATAAGTGTAGTACTGTTGATATTGCCTTTCCTGCTCCATGGGTCCCCTCTCGTTCTGCTCCCTGCGGCCTCGTCCCCGCGGGGAGCTCTTTTTTATCGTCTAGCCGCTCGCTCGATCGCTTCCCCCAAGGCGTAGGACTCCAAGACGGTGAGCTCAGAGATATGCCCGAGTAGTCCCTCCCGGTCCAACTCCTCGGGGCAGGCGTCCTCGATGAAGTGCTCGACAGCTCCTCGAAGCCCGTCCTCTCGCCACTTCTCGAGCGGGGCTGTCGCGGCAAGTATGGGGATCTCCGCGGCGAACTCCTTCTCCATCCTGGCGATGAGTGGTTCAAGGAGAGCGAAGTATCTCTCCACGGTTGCCGTGATCCCCGAGGCCAATCCGGACCCCTTTTTTGCCACAAGTGGCGCCATGGTATCCGACAGGTAGATGCTGGTTTGTTTGCCACTACGCATTAGTACCATCCTTCCCCTCGTTCATGATCGCGGCGGCTATTGGCTTCCATTCACGACTTGACCTTACAAGGCCCTTGTCGATTGCAACTTGCATGGCTCGGCTTTCCGCCCTCCGCAACGTCTCGGCGTCGTGGGCGACGATAATGCGGGCAATCAACGGCCAATACTCACGTACCTGCATCCGGTCTAATTCCTTGTTGTGCTCGTCAAGATCGGCATATTTGATACGCGATAGGCGATCCCACCGTTCGCGTCGTTCGGGTGTCATTTCATCGAGGGCTGTTCTTGCTTGCTCCGACCAGCGATCATGTTCAATCTCGGCGAGTTGTTCCATGAGTTCAATCGGACAAGCCAGCTCCTCCGCGCTCTCGCTCGCGGGCTTGGATGGGCGGGAGCGGAGGGCGGCGGCCAACGTGCGGCGAGCCCAGTCCCCTGTCTCGGCTATAATTCCTCCGTCAGCCCATGCAAGCGCCTTAGCTATGTCCTCCTCGCTCGCGGAGGGCTGGACTGGGTCGGGCTCACGGGAACGCAGTTCTTTGTTTTCGGCTAGCAGTTCATCGATCCACAATTCAAGTTGGTTAATCGTATGCGTTTTGAACCAGTTATTAGGCGATCTTGCTTCGTTATTCATCGCTTACTCCTTCTCGCTCTTCTCGGGCGCGGGGGCGGCGGGCTTGTAATTGCTATAATAGTCCTCATCCGGCAGACAACACGCCTCACATATACCGTCGTATTTATCGCTATAATACCGGCACGTATTGCAGGGCGCCATTTCTATTTCCTTCGCCTCACCCTTCTCGGGCGCGGGGGCGGCGTTTATTACTCGATGACAACGCCCACAATAATTCACGCCATCCACGGTATATGGAGAGTCGTCGTCTTTTCCGTGCAAGTATCCTTCACCGTTATGCGGAGCCTTGGGACATGTCCGTCCATGTTGCTCATACAACTCGGGCATGGGGGCGGCGGGCTCTCGTGGCCGATAGCACCCCAAGCCATTGCAATCCTGCTCATACTCGCATGTCTGTCCATGGCCCACGTCGCACTTGTACAGATCGGCAGGCACGCAATCCAACGGGTCGCAGCCGCACGGGGCGAGCTCGTCAATCGAGCATCCGCAATCGTCTCCGGCGAGCCCGGCGTAGCCATGATCCTTGAGCCAGCGGCGCAGGATGTCCTTAACTGTCTTGCGCTCCTCCCTCTGCCCCGACGCGGAGAGGCGGGACTGGACATGCTCTTCTATTTTGCGTCTGACTGCCGGTACATCTATCGTGTACGATGCCTGTGATCGGGTAAACACATCCCATATCCAGTCGGTTAGATCGCCCGTTTTATTGGGCGGCTCGGGCTGAGCGGAGAGGCGGGAGAGGGCGGCGAGGATCTCGAGTATCCGATTCCATTCGACCGCCGTGGGGGTATACTCCAAGGGCTTTCGCTTGGGGTACTTTATTTCGGCCCTAGCTTCAATGACTGCTATTATCTTTAAGGCATCGCCTATCAACTCGTCCCTCTCGGTGTCGGTCATGCTATTCCTCCTAGAATTACGATTGCCGTATTGACTCCCGTACCGGACTCGGCGAAGGTGCCGGCAGGAAGGGGCTCATAGAACTCCGCATCTGCGAAGGCCGCGCGTTGCCTTGGGCCGTCTGAGCATATTGCCACGAGGCGGCCGCCCGGCTCCAGAAACGTCTGAGCGTGCTCGATATGCTTGATATCGGAACCGTGATCGAAGGGCGGGTTCATCACGATGCGGTCGAACCCTCCTATTGCGTCCGGCTTAACACCCAGGAAGTCCGCCTGTATTGCGGCCGCCCTCCCTTGCGCTCGAAGAAGAGTGACAAGGGCGTAGTTTATTTCGATTGCAACGATGATGCAATCTTCGGGGATACAAGCAATCAGCGAACCCGTACCCGCAGATGGTTCGAGGACTCGCATTCCCGGCTTGATTTCTGCGAGCTCGACGACGTAGCGGGCAATCCCTGCGGGAGTCTGGAAAAGAAACCTCGCTGCTACTGTTTCAACCTTGACACCGCGGAGGGCCTGGGCATGATCCCTAGCCCTCCTGATACGTTAGTCTCTGTCGGTCATGGCGTCTCATCCTTGAACGCTTGTATTGCTTGTTCTATCTCGTCCCACGATATCCACTGGCGCAGGAGGTCGGCCTGCCATACCCGCGCCAGCTTCCTGGCGGCGGCGTCGGCGGCGGCGGCGGCGTCGTAGGCGGCGGCGGCTCTGGCGGCGGCGGCGGCTCTGGCGTAGGCGGCGGCTCTGGCGGTGTAGGCGGCGGCGGCGGCGGCGGCGTGGGCGGCGTCGTAGGCGGCGGCGGCTCTGGCGGCGGCGTGGGCGGCGGCGTGGGCGGCGTCGTAGGCGGCTCTGGCGGTGTAGGCGGCGGCGTAGGCGGCTCTGGCGGTGTAGGCGTCGGCGGCTCTGGCGGTGTAGGCGGCGGCGGCGGCTCTGGCGGCGGCGTGGGCGGCGGCGTCGGCGGCGGCGTAGGCGGCGGCGTAGGCGTAGGCCTTCTCTTTCTCTGTCGCCTCGCCTTTAGCGTAGCGCTCTGCGACCTCGACCACATTGCGTGATCGCTCGTCAGTGAGTAGGTCCCAGTGCGTCCGGCCATCGGCAAGCGGCGTGCCCCGCACGCAGGCGCAGATATACAGACTATACTTCTTGTCGTCTTTGAAGCCGATTTGAGCCAGCGCCCAGAGCATCCAGTCGGGGCGCGGACAGGTCGCCCAGGCGTCCGCTAGATGTGCGACGCCCTTGCACCATCCGCGCGCCTCTTGACAGGCGCCGATCTTGCGAAGCATCTCCGAATCTTTTCTGTTCATACTCCCCCCTTAAGGATAAATCCTCGTTCCGTTTCGCCTATGAGATTCCCGGATTCCCGTGCTTCCTGAACCTGGGCGGCGGACATGAGTTTCGAGAGCTTGTCGAATGGGATGTTTCTCGTGAAATCCTTCCCGCCGTTTCCCCAGTTATCCAGGACCGTCACCGTGACCTTGTTCACCTTCTGGATGATGGAATACCCGTTGTCGTACCTGTACTGGGATGCCCAACAATGGCAGGCGCCGCCCTTCTCTGGTTTGACTTCGTTGGGGTCCGCGCCAGCCGCAAGCATGGCTTTCTCGTAAATTAGGCGATTATTCAGGTGCGAGATCCAGCGCTCGGCCCAGGTCTTTGTTTTCTCATGGGACGGGATCGCTAGTTCTCTGGCTTGCTCTGGGGTTATGATGGCGTATTCTGGGCCGTCCGACCCTCCGAGGGCTGACCAGAGGCCCATTTCACCCTCGTATTGCGAGGCGGGCGGGTTGCGCGGGTAATCCTTGAGAGGGAAAGCGAAATAGAGGTTTTCGTAATAGTTGCAGAATTGGAGGGCAACTTCTCGAGTAAGGACAAACGGGCTGCCGTCCTTCATCTTGAACTCGCCCCGCCAGAAGCGAAGGCTTTTCTCGGCTTCCTCCTTGTTGCGGATCATCTTCCGGAGGTCGGCCTCGAGCCCTTTGATCCTGCGGGCTCGCACGTCGGGCCGCTCGAGATACGTAGCATGTCGGATTGCGCTTTCGGCTCGCTGTGACCAGTATGCGGAGGTCTCCCAATTCTTGACGGCCCTTCTGATGCCGTTCTCGATCCTCTCGGCGTCCTTGCGGGCGCGCTTCTCGGAGTGATGCCCTACCAGTATAGGCTGGCCTAGAGGTATCCCCTCCGTGATGGCGTGGACGGCCGCTTCTGCTTGTGCCGCGTCCTTCTCCCGGTGTTCTGCGTACTGGTCGAACCTTTCGGAGCGTGCGGCGGCGCGTTCCTCGGTCGTCATGCTTTCGTCTTCGATCTCGTCGCAGAGCTCAAGGAGCACGTCTTCCCTCTGAGGGCTCCAGGCCGGAGCGACGAAAAGCTCTTGCTTCGGAGCCCACGAGAAGCCGGCCGCCTTGACTTTTGCGTACTCCTCGGGGGATAACCGTCCGATGGTATAAAGTCGCAACTTGTTATCCTGACAGGAATATGTAGCCGTGTACGTATTCATTCCCTCACCCCCTCCACTTTGTAGCCGTCTCCCTCGTATTCCCACTCGCAGGCCGCGGATCCGTAGTACTCGATCGATTCCATGGCCTGTAGGATTCTGCCGGCCGTGAAGATGTCTACGTCCATCGCGTACACGTCCGACCTTTCGAGGAGCTCGCGGCCGTCTTCGAATGCGTAGGGCTTGCCGTTCTTTTTGACTCGGAACAGCATCATTTTTCCCACTCCTCGACCCTGTAGCCGTGCCATGCCGCGCAGGCGGTCCAGCTTCCGCGGTTCATGTTGCGGACCCTTTGCCCATGATCCCCGATATAGTGCGAGTCATAGAGCCGAGCCCCGCAGCGCTCCGCCGCCTCCCTCGTCTTGTGGGCGTGTCCGCACGTCAGATTGCCGGTTCCGCTTACTACCGTGTAAACCTTCATCGTCCCCCCTCCCTCGCTCTTCTACCTGTCGGGCTTGGGACCGACCATCGGCGGTTTAAGGGGCGCCCCGAAGGGCGCCGTGTTCATCCTATCGCCCGATATGGTGTCCCCTGGATTGCGATTGACCCATGCATTGCCCGGATATCGTCGAGGTCGTAGACTCTCCGCCCGTGGTGCTTGTACCCGTCCGGATGCCAGTACCAAGCTGTTTTGCCCTTGCTCCATCTCATGCCGGCCGCTTTGAGGGCGTCCCTGACTGGGTATGTTGCTCCCGTGACCCATATCCAGTTGCCGACGAGTTCAATATTGATGCCGGGAAGGTGTATGATTTTCTGCACAATAGACGGGTACTCGTCCGATCGTTCCGTGGTCTCGTCCGTGGCGATCGAATCGAAAAGGGCTTTATACTCGGCGTTTATGGCCTGCATGGCCTGGACGCTGCCGCCCCTGTCTGGGTGATGGAGCATCGCAAGGCGCCGATACTCGAGCTTCAAGTCGTCGAGTGTGTCGATTCCGCTCCTGAAGTACATTATCGTACCCCTGCGGTTATGCGCGGAATGATATAGAAGCCCTCGCGCGATATGCGGGCCGCCCTCTGGAGCTCGCGGAGCTCGGCCCACTCTTGGCGGGCTCGAGCCTCTCTCTCTGCCTCTCTCCGCTTGTCCTCTCGTCCGTGGGTCATCTCGTCCTCACTCGGGGAAAAACGCCCATGCATGGGCCTGCTGGTAGTCGAAGCTTGCTCCAGCTCCCTCGTATGCCTCGATAATCCGCGCCACGATCTCGAGATATGATCGCCGTCCCCGGCCCGGTGTGCGCGCGCCGTTGTTGTTCAGGTTGTAGTAGCACTCTCCGAGGTTGACATCGCCCGTAGTTGTCGTGATGAGATCACTCTCCACGTAAAACCCCGTCACGGGCGAGTATTTGAGCGCCGGACTCATAATGGGAGACAAAAAAGCCTCATCTACCGCATCCCTGAAACTGCGATACCCTCCGGTAATTCTCATCTCTCTACCTCCTGGGCCGGCGCCCTTCGTCGCCCGCGCCCCATTGTACCCGTCCGCTATCGTCGCTTCCCCTATTTTGTTCTCGTCCGTGAGTCTGTCGTAGTTCACGCTTTGGCCTCCGGTACTCTGTAGATAAGCGGACACCATATCGGATCAACCGGTAGCGCCCCTGTCCGCTTCGCCCACGCTTCGAACTCGTCCAGCCTCGCCCGCCCCTCGCACTTGATGCAATCCGGATCGCTCTTGATCGCCCCGCAGTATTCCGACGTGCACTGTGTAGGATAGTGCCTCTCCTCCCCCATCCTCTTCCTCCTCCGGGGTTCCCCCGGCTCAATCAATCTCAATACTCATCGTACTGCATATCCAGCATAACGTAATAGCGAGCAAGCGATATTTTGCTTCATTTACGCCGTACATTTTCGAATTATCAGAAACCCGCCTCATATATGTGTAGTGCATTTCTGTATCTGTCTATGCCATACGCACATACAACAAGTAACTTTATTCCTTTATAGGTGTAAACTTATTCCGAGGTTTCTATACTCTCTCAGTGAGTACTGCGCGGTATGTTGAAATAGTCGCGCGCGTGCATTAGACTGTCCCCCATGGCGGGGCGAAAATGTGGCATCTGCATGCATGCTCAGAGGCTCGAGATTGAGGCCGCGGTGGCTGCCGGTGGTGCATATCTCACGGTGGCAAAAGCATTTGGCATCAAGCGGGATGCTCTCAGGCGGCATATGGAGGCCAAGCACGTTGGCAAGCCTGCACCCAAGCCGGCCAAGTACCGCAAGCCCCCCAAGCATCCACCCGCTCGTCGTCATTCTTCCGGGCCTCTCTCGGCGATGCCCAGCTACGACTCCGTGAGCCCCCCTGGCCCCGTGATCCCTGAGCCGGCGATAGATCCAGCCGTGCCCCTCCTGCCGTGGGTGCGCCTCCCATCGGCCGATGCCCTGATCAGGGCGGACAAAGAGCCCCTCACGATCCCTAACGCGTACACACAACTCGAGGGCCTGCGAGGCATGCTCGAGGCCATCATTAACGCTCCTGAGCCCAAGGGCGCGGATGGCGAGCCTGCGCCCGAGTGGGTACTGGTATCTGATCGTCAATACAGGCTTGGCGCCATGCGCGAACTTAGGGCTACGATAGCCGCTACCTTGAAGCTCTGGGAAGCTCAGAGAGCGATAGAAGAGCGATACAAGGGGACACGCCCACTGCATGCATCAGAGATAGTTTTCTATCTACGCTCCAGCCATCCCGAGGTATTGGCTGGGCTACTCAAGTATCTACAACGGCTCAGGATAGACACGAGCGAGTAGACTGTATGATTAAGTGTACATATAGCATGGTGTACACAAAAGGATACAATGGGCTGCATCAGGTCAAGGCAAGGGCTCATGCCCGCGCCAGCTCCTGACCGCTCGAGAAGCGATCGCGCGCCCAAAGGGGACCCGCGAAGGGGAGGGGGGGGGAGGCGGTGGCGAGGCCGGGGGCAAGCGTGAGGGGGGCATGGTCCTCCGGTCTGGCGCTATTTTTCGCGCAGTCTTAGAAATGGCGGGGTCCTATTTTTCTGGCAGGTTTTAGAAATGCCGGTAGCCTTGAAAATGAGGGGGGTCTGAAAAATGGGAGAGGGTAAGGTTCACAATTTTTATGGTGTAAAGGTAAAGGAGGAGAAGGTGGCAGACTTTGAGGTTTTGGTGGCTGGGAAGAAGAACGTGTATCACCTGATAAACGGGTTGGTGATATATGCGGAAGAGGAGTACGTGAAGTACGAAGGGGAGATGGTGGTATTTGACATGAGGAACTGCGCGGTGCTGACGAAGATGGTGGGGCCGCGTGGGGAGATCGGGATTACGAGCGAGAAGGGGATAAGCAGTCCTAATACGCTGTGGGCGAGCAGCTACAGCGTGAGGAAGGACGCGATTATCGGGCGGTCGGACACGGTGAACGATGGGTTGAAGGGGAACATCAGGCAGGTGTTGAGCGGGCTGGTGCTGGCGAAACCGGAGAGGTAGGGAATATGACTACAGAAGAGCAAGTAGTGGGATTTGGTAGGGTGTATTCAGGGGATCCGGCGTTTAAGCCTCCGCTGGGGCTGGAGCCGAAGTATTCGGCGAGGATGGGGCGGAAACAGGCTATCCGGGAAGCGATCGAGCGGTACCTGGAGGACGGGAAGTTCGAAATTGACCCCGAATGGGTCAAGGAGTACAACGAACTTGTTCGGATAGACTTCGGCCCGACTGCCGGGGTATCCCATGAATGAGGCTCGAGCGCGAGAAATCCTTGGGTTAACCGTTGAATCGGACGGTTCCCTGATGGATAAGGCAGGGATTGGGTATGTAGCATGGCCGCTATATGAATCTGGCCAAGTGAAAAAGACAGAAGCCTGCCTGGACGGGGATTTCACTGCGGACCAGCTTGAAGCGATCGCGTGGTGGATGAGGAACAAGTAGCGTGCTTTCCAACCTGGATCGGGAGATATTGTACGCTCTGGACCCGGTGGCTCGGGTTGAAGACCAGTACGATCTCGATTTCAAGCTTGACCCGACCCAGGCGGAGTTTCTGGCGTGCGACAGCGCAAGAATCATCGTTAAGTGCTGCCGACAGTGGGGGAAGTCCACGACTGCGGCTGCCTTGGCGGCGACCGATACCGAACTGGGAAAGGGGCTGACGCTGATCGTTGCTCCTTCGGATAGACAGGCCCGGGAGTGCTTCGCCAAGTGCTCGGGGATGCTCCATGCGGCCTACCCTGACGAGAAATGGATCGTGGACGGCCGAACGGAGCTCATGCGACCCAATCATGCCCGAGTCGTGGCAGTTCCAACCAAGGGACAAATCCGAGGGTTCTCCAATCCCCGAAGGATCATCATAGACGAAGCCGCGTTCGCCGCGGATGAAGACTACAAAGCCAAAATCAGACCGATGCTTTCCCACGGAGGGAAAGTCGTCCTGCTATCAACTCCCTTCGGGAAACGCGGGTTCTTCTGGGATATCTGGACGAACCATCTGGACAAGTGGAAATCCTTCGAGGTCCCCGCTTCCAAATGCACCCATATCCCCCGTGAGTTCCTCGAGGAGGAACGCCTGGCCCTCGGACCTGCCTGGTACTCCCAGGAGTACGAAGGAGTCTTCCTTGACTCCATATCTTCCTTCTTCGACATGGATGCAGTCAGAGCCGGTCTCCAGCTCGGCATAGAGCCCCTGTTCGCCTACAACACCGAAGGCGTCTCCGGTGCAGACCCGTCTATCCAACCGCTTATCCTGGAGGTAGCATGATTACCGCATTCTACGCCGCAACCTATACGCAACTCGAACGAATAGCGTGGCGCCACGGCTATGCACTTGCCCTTCATGGCTCCATGGGTCGGGATCTCGATGTACTCGCAGTACCTTGGACTGAGGACGCCGATGCGGCGCGCGATCTTCTTGCGGCATTCCGCCGAGCAGTCTACTCCGGTCACCCGGAATGGCGGAAGGGAGAACCCTCCCCCACGAAAAAACCTCATGGCAGACGGGCGTATTCGCTGTATTTAGGGCACCAGGGCCACTACGTGGATATCTCGATCATGCCCCGGAGAAAAACCAGATGAACCGCTTCATCCTCTCCGCAGACTTGGGAGAAGTCAAAGACTGGTCCGCCTACTCCATACTCGATGAACGAGTCAGCGCCAAACGACAACCTGATACTTCCGACCTCATGCTCGGCATGGATGGTAGACGTATCTTCTCCAGGGAATACCTCCTGAGATACTTGAAACGGCCTCCCATGGGAACTACCTACCCCATGGTCGTCAGACAACTGCGGGAACTCATCAACAACCCCACCCTCAAGGAAAACGTCGATCTCGTCGTCGATGCCACCGGAGTAGGAAGACCTGTCATCGAAATGATGCAGGAAGAGAAACTCAACCCCATACCTATCGTCATCACCTTCGGCCAGTCCTCCCGCGAAGTCACCGTTGGCGACGACGGATACTACCGGGTCCCAAAGGTCGATATCATGTCCTCCCTCAACGTCCTTTTCGGGTCCCATAGGCTTCTGTACCCTCCAGAACTCCCCGACGCCAACGGAACCAACCTCATACCCGTCTGGCTCCTCGAGATGGAACAGTTCCGCATGAAGCAAACCAGGGCCTTGAACATGACCTACGAAGCCTGGAGGGAAACCGACCACGACGATATCGTGCTTTCCATAGCCTTGGGATCCTGGTGGGCACTCTATTCCCGCCCAAAGGACGAGACTTTTATACCAGAAGTCGAGCATGAGGAGGAGTACAATCCCCATAACTGGCGATCCGCTGTACGGTGAACCTGTACACAATAGTTGACAGGCGAAAGGAAAGGGATATACTGATGCCATGCGCGACGATGAAAAGAGTCTGTTGCGGAAGAAAAAGAAGAGGCCCAGTTCCCTGGATAACCTCCGTCTCCCGAAGGCAGAAAGCATTCTGGGAATGGGGGCTGTAAGTGCGGGTACTCGAACGCAAGGGTCCGGAAGATCGGTTCCTCCGCAGGCTTGAACAACTCAAGATCCGGCGTAAACCCTGGGAAGATGAGTGGAAAAACGTAACCAAACTCATCTTCCCCCGAAGAAACGTCTGGACCATGAGCCAGAAAGACAGCAAAGGCGTCGATCCCGAAGTCTACGATACCGTCGCTCTCGAGTCCCTTACCCTTATGGCAGATGGCCTTATCGGAAACCTCGTTCCGGCCGGCGTTCCATTCTTTAAGTTCCTTCCCGCAATCTCCCGATATAACGAAATCCCCGCCCTCAGACGCATCCTCGACCTCTACCAGGAACAGATAACCGGAGTCCTCAACCGCTCCAACTTCAACCTCGACAACGGAGAAGCCTTCCCCGACGCTTGCGGTCTCGGAACCGCCATATCATTCATCGAACAGGACCCCGCAACCCAACGCATCATGTTCTCTTCCCGGCATATCAAGGAATGCTACATAGCAGAGAATAGGTGGGGGCTCGTTGACACCGTCTACCGCGAATATGAAATGTCCCGCGAAAACCTCCTCGACGAGTTCTACGAAGCCCTCGACGACCGACAGAAGGATAAAGCAGACAAGTTCCCCGACAATACCGTCAAAGTCCTCCATGTCGTCGAACCAAGTACCAGGGAAGGTGTCTACGAGGAAACCTACCTCCTGACCGAGGAAAAGGCCACAACCGGCGAATCCCTGCTCTACCAGGGGGAACGACAGTATTTCCCCTACAATGTCTGGCGATTCCGCAAGAACTCCGACGAAGAGTACGGACGCTCCCCCGCAATAGATGCGTATTGGGAAGTGTCCATGATAAACAACCAGTCGAAAACCATGGCCGAGGCCGCCCATAAGGCCGTCGAACCCCCGCTCCTCGCCTCCGCCAACCTGAACGGACACATCAAGCAGAACCCCAGGGGAATCACTTACAAAACCAACCCCGGAGATACCGTCCAGTCCCTCTACGGGAACGGTCTGGGTCAATACCCTCTCGGAATAGATGCCATGGACCGGAGGGCAGAGATCATCCGGAGGCATTTCCGCTACTCGTTCTTCTCCGACCTCCTCCAGAACGCCCCCGGTATGGGCAGGGAAAAGACCGCCACCGAAATCAATGCCATTGAGGCCCAAAAAGCAGCCCTTCTCGGATCTTCCATCGGCCGAGTCACCAAGGAACGCCTGGAACCCATCATCAATACCATTTTCAACATCGAGGACAAGGCGGGAAGACTCCCTCCACTTCCCTCGGAACTCCGGCAACTGACCGGATTGGGCATCGAAGTCGAGTACATCGGACCTCTCGCAAGAAGACTCAAGCAATATCTGTCTGCCCAGGGACTCGTGGAAGGTACCCAGATCGTCATGGGGATTATCAACGGACTCCCAAACTCCCCCCAGGCAGCCGCAACCATCGACCTCTACGATTGGGACTACATCTCCCGGCAGACCTCGAAGGCCAACGGAATGCCCGAGGCCGCCTTCCTGCCCGTCAAGACAGTCCAGCAGATCCGTAAGGCCCGGGCAGAACAACAGGCCGCTCTCCAGCAGGCACAACTCGAAATCGAACAGGCCAAGACCAACCCCGCTCTCTCCAAGGCCCCAGAACCGGGTTCACCTGCCGAAAGGATGGCTAGAAAATGATCTCCGAAGAAGAAAAAGCACGGCAGGAAGACTACGAGAGAATTTGTCTCTACCGAAGAGTCTTCAATACCCCCGATGGCAGGGAAGTCCTCACCGACATCATGGGTATCCTCGGCCTGAACGCCACCATCGAATCCGAGGACCAGGCAGCCCTTCACAACGCGGCCCTCACGATCCTGTCCCATGCAGGAATGCTTCGAGACTGGAACTCGAAGGAATATATCGAGTCTCTGTTCACCCTTCCGTACACCCCGCCCGAACCGGGCGATAAGGAGTAAAGAGATGACGAATTCCGATTCCATTGCCCGCGTACACCTTCAATGGTTCGCGGAAAACGATGGGAAGGGATCTCCCCCCGCGGCGCCTCCGGCCGCACCAGCCGCGCCGGCCGCGCCCGTAGCCGGCAAGAGCGCTCCAGCAGCGACTCTCGTCGAGACGCTCCCCGAAGACCTTCGAAGCTATCCTAAGTTCGCCGAGTTCGGCACAACCGAGAAACTCGCGCGCAGCTACCAGGAACTCGAGAGGAAAATCGGCAAGAGCATAATCCCGCCGGGGAAAGACGCCAAGCCGGAGGAGTGGGATAGGTTCTATTCCGCGCTCGGCCGCCCGAAAACAGCCGAGGAATTTGCCTTGACTCCCCCCGAGGGATTCGAGGCTAACCCTTCGTTCATGGGAAAGCTCAAGCAGGCCTTTCACTCCGCAGGAGCTACCCCCGCCCAGGCCAACCACATCTTCAACGCGATCGCCGAGGAAGCAATCTCTTCCCAGAGAACCGCCTCCGAAGCCAACGCTCAGGCCATGGCCGCAGCGGAAACCGCACTCCATGCGAAATGGGGATCCAACTACGACACCAACCTCGCCCGCGCTACCCAGTACGTCGAGGCGGTCGGAGGCCCCAACGCGATCAAGACCCTCGAGGAACTCGGAGTGGCAAGCCACCCGCTCCTTCTGGAGCTCTTCGCTCGCGCCGGGGAAGCAACCTCCGGGAAACTTCTCGTCAAGGGAACCCCTCCCAAGGAGTCCAAGAGCCGCTACGCCTACATGAACGAAGGTAAAACGCACCCGGATTAAAGGAGTCAACCAATGCCGTTCACCATTGACACGGCCTATACCCTGGCCGAGGTCCTCAAGTCCTACGACCCCGCGAACCGACTGCACGACATCATCGACGTGTTCTCGGATCAGAGGCCGATCCTTGAGGAAGCCTACTGGCAGGAGGCGAACGATACCACCTCGCACGAGATGCTTCGCCTCGTTTCCAAGCCCACGGGCGCCTTCATGGCGATCAACGAAGGATACACCAAGGAAGGCGTCGCCACCGTACCGGTCAAGGAGCAACTGGCCTGGATCGGTTCCCGCTTCGAGATCGCAAAGAAACTCATCGACATGCAGCGCGACGGCGCCGCGTGGAGAGCGCAGCGAGCCCGCATCCACATCCGCGGTATGCTCGAAAACTTCAACCGGAAGTTCTACACGGGCAACGCCACGACCGCCCCCAAGGAAGTCAACGGACTTCTCACCCGCTTCAACGCCACGACCGACAGCAACGTCACCGACTGCTCTTCGTGGGACGGCGACACCCCCTCCGGCACCTACTACTTCCCGGTCCTCATCATCGGATGGGGTCCCGAGAAAACGTCCCTGCTCTACCCGAAGGGCGGAACCACGACCTTCGTCGAGAACGACCGCGGCCTCGTAGACCTCGAGGACGATTCCGGTAATCCTTTCCCCGGATACCGCTCGTACTTCGACTTCAACTACGGCATCGGCGTCGGCGACGACCGCTGCGTGCAGCGCCTCGTCAACGTGGACGTGCGCGAGATCGCCGGCCACGAGTACTTCGAGGAGGCCCTTTCCGACGCGATCAGCCTCATGCCGAACACCGAAAACACCGCGATCTACGTCGGCAGGCAGATCAAGAACGCCATATGGAAGAGGCGCAACGCGAAGGCCAACTGCCAGTTCGTCCCCGGGAATGTCTGGGGAAGGGACATGCTCACCTTCCAGGATCTCCCCGTCATCAGGGACGATGCCCTCTCCACCGCCGAAACGACGGTGAGCTAAGGAAGGAGCGCACACAATGATCATTGACCTCAACGAGTACTTCAAGACCACCGACGCCACCCCCGTGGACGACCTCGGCGGCCATGAGTCCGGGTATTCCGACTATTTCGATAAGGAAATAGCCGCTGCCATGGACGGACATCGGAAGATTTACCTCAACATCGAGGGGACTTCCGACCTCACTTCGACCGACGCGGACACTGAGACCATCGTCCTCGAGTCGGACACCGCCGTAGGGTTTGCCACCAACGTGACGACCCACTTCACTTCCGGAGC